ACCAGTACAGTGCCAGATTCACCGTTTAATAAACCTGATACGCTTGACTTCGATGCAAAATGATACGGAAGTAAGCCAGATCAAACGAGGGGTCGGGCTAATTGGCAGCACTGAGCCTAGAATCCACACGCCCTTGCTTAAAGGTCGCACAAAGTCGCAAGAGGTTGCCGATCTAGCTGAGAAAATAGGCTTGCCGTTAATACCCTGGCAGCGCTGGGTGCTAGATGATCTGTTATCTGTAGATGATCAGAATGCCTGGCGCAAGAAAACCGCTTTGGTACTAGTAGCACGCCAGAATGGTAAGACCCACCTAGCACGTATGTTAATTCTTAGCCATTTATTCTTATGGGGCTCTAAAAATGTCTTAGGTATGTCATCTAACCGCAATATGGCATTAGATACCTTTAGGCAGGTTGCATTTACAATTCAAGACAATGATTTCTTAGTAAAACAAATTAGACAGATACGCCTAGCCAATGGACAAGAATCTATAACCTTGCTTAATGGCGCTAGGTATGAAATTGCAGCAGCTACTAGAGATGCACCACGTGGAAAGACCGCAGATTTCTTATATATCGATGAGTTAAGAGAGTGGACAGAAGAAGCTTTCACAGCTGCGCTACCTGTGACACGTGCTCGGCCTAATTCAATGACTTTAATGACTAGCAACGCAGGTGATGGCTTTAGCACAGTGCTTAATGATCTTAGAGAGCGTTGCCTATCATACCCACCTGAGAATCTAGGCTATTACGAGTACAGCGCACCACAGCACTGCAAGATACACGATAAAAAAGCCTGGGCTATGGCAAACCCAGCATTAGGGCATTTGATAACAGAGCAAACATTGGAAGAATCTGTAAGCACCAACAGTATAGAAGCCACACGTACTGAGATGTTATGCCAGTGGATCGATAGCTCTGTCAGCCCATGGGTATATGGATCAATCGAACAGTGCAGCGATAGCAGCCTAGAAATACCTGTCGGGCCACAAACAATTATGGCATTTGATATTGCACCTACAAGGCGATCAGGTGCTTTGGTAATGGGTCAAATCAAAGATGGCAAGATCGCAGTCGGATTAGCACAGCTGTGGCATAGTGATATTGCAATAGATGAAATTAAGATGGCTAGTGACATAAATGAGTGGGCACGTAAGTACCATCCACACATAATCTGCTATGACAAGTACGCCACGCAAACTATTGCTACCAGATTAGAGCAAAGCGGATGGCGGATGATCGATGTATCAGGTCAGGCGTTTTACCAGGCGTGCTCAGACTTAGCCGATGGCTTAGCCAATAATCGAGTAGTGCATTCTGGGCAGGCAGAGCTAGTACAGCACTTAAATAACTGCGCAGCTAAGACAAATGATGCTGGCTGGCGCATTATTAGGCGTAAATCTGCTGGAGATGTCACTGCCGCTATATCACTAGCGATGGTTGTAAGTCAACTAACAAAACCACAACAAACTGCGCAAATCTTTATCTAATTTGCACTAATTGTCCGATTTATGGTATAACATATACATATGGGTCTATTGTCTGCTTTGGGTATAACCAAAAAAACTGAATCTGTCCAAGCACAATACGCCCCTGCCATTATGGACACAGCCTACGGCTATGGTTCATTTACAACTGGTGTTGGTAATTTCCCTGGTGGATTAGATCGTAATTATGCGATGCAAGTCCCAGCAGTTAGCCGTTGCAGAAATTTAATAGCTGGTGTAGTTTCATACTTGCCATTAAAACTTTACAAAAAGTCTAATGGTGAGGAGTTGGGGAACCCTCTGTGGCTAGACCAGCCAGACTATCGACAACCACGATCCGTCACCATTTCTTGGACTGTCGATAGTTTGCTGTTTTATGGCGTTGCATATTGGCGAGTTATTGAAATGTATGCAGATGATCTACGCCCATCACGATTTGAGTGGGTAGCAAACAACAGAGTTACATTTACAACAAATAAATTTGGTACAGAAGTAGAAGAATACTTTGTCGATGGCGTAAGAGCACCAATGTCAGGTATTGGATCACTAATTACATTCCAGGGCTTAACACAGGGCGTATTAACTACAGCAGCACGCACAATACAAAGCGCATTAGATATTGAAAAAGCAGCAGCTGTATCTGCACAAACTCCAATGCCATCTGGCTACATTAAAAACACTGGAGCAGATTTACCAGAAGCCCAAGTATCAGGATTATTAGCACAATGGAAGCAAAGCAGATTAAACAGATCAACAGCATATTTAACTAGCACACTATCATACGAAACCACAGGGTTTTCCCCTAAAGATATGATGTACAACGAAGCACAACAATATCTAGCAACACAAATAGCCAGAGCTATGAACGTGCCTGCATACTACATTTCAGCAGATATGAATAACAGTATGACCTATCAAAATATAATTGATGGTCGCAAAGAGTTTGTCGCTTATTCACTACAGCCGTTTATTTGTGCTATTGAAGATCGTTTGTCTATGGATGACATTACCCCACGTGGTCACGTAGTTAAATTTGCTATCGAAGAATCATTCTTACGTGCCGACACAATTAAGCGTTTAGAAGCATTAGAGAAAATGTTGGCTTTGGGTCTTATAGATGTAGAAGATGCCAAAGAAATGGAACAAATGACACCTAACGGGAAAGAAGTAGAAGATGATACTTACATTCAGTAGCCAGGTAGAAGCTGCCGATACAGAGCGCAGAGTTATTGCTGGCAAGATCGTGCCATTCGAAGAAGTGGGCAATACTTCTGTCGGTAAGGTGGTATTTGCTAAAGGATCAATCGATATAGGCGATCCAGGCAAGGTCAAGATGCTTATGCAGCACAGACCAGAAAAGCCAATAGGCCGTATGCAAAAGTTTAATCAAGCAGAAGATGGTATCTACGCATCATTTAAGATCAGTGCATCAATGCAAGGTCAAGATGCTTTAATCCTTGCAGGTGAGCAATTAATCGACGGATTATCAGTAGGCGTAGATGTAAACAAGTCTGTTCAGAAAAAAGATTATTTATATGTAACTAGCGCAACTCTACGTGAGGTTAGCCTAGTTGAATCGCCAGCATTTACAGCTGCGCAAGTAACTAAAGTTGCTGCTAGCGAAAGCGAAGCAGAGACACCAATCGAAACTAAAGAAAGCGAGGCTCCTGTGGAAGATTTAGCAACAGCGCCACAAGAAGCAAAGGCAGAGGCTGCTACTCCTACAGTAGAAGCTGCACGCCCAGTAATTACAGCACCATTAATTCAGACACGTGTACGTACACCTATCGATTCGATGGCAAAGTACACAGAGCACAAGATTAAGGCTGCACTAGGATCAGATGAATCAAAACTGTTTATTGCAGCAGCAGATGACTCATTCACAACTAACCCAGCATTTAACCCAACACAATACCTAACTGAGTTTGTTACAAACACACGTTTTGGTACACCAGCAATCGATGCTTGCTCACAAGGCACACTACCTGCAAGCGGTATGACCATCTCAGTACCATCTTTGGTTACTTCAGCAGGTGGCGGCACAGGTGTAGCACCAGTTGTAACTGTTGAGGCAGAAGCTGGAGCAGTTGCTAACACAGGTATGGAGACTGCTTACCTAACAGGTACAGTATCTAAGTACTCAGGTATGAACACACTCTCAGTAGAATTACTAGAGCGTTCAGACCCTAACTTCTATGCAGAGCTAACACAACAGCTACAAAACGCATATTTGACAACTATTGACACAGCAGTATTAACTGCTTTGTTAGCAGCAGGTACATCAGCATCAGCAGTAACAGCAGATAGCGACGGAATTGTTGCTTACTCAGCACAATCAGCCGCAGCTGTTTACAAGAACACTGGTTACTTTGCACAGAACTACATCGCTAACCCAGCACAATGGCAAGCATTAATTGGCGCACTAGATAACACTGGCCGACCAATCTACAATGCAATTCAACCAATGAACGCTGCTGGAGATGTACGTCCATCTTCAATCCGTGGTTCAGTAACTGGACTTGATCTATACGTAGACAAGAACTTTACACAAACTGCATTTGATGACAACTCAGCAATCATTCTTGCACCAGAGGCATTTACTGTATACCGCTCACCACAGGCTTATATGTCTGTTAACGTGGTATCTAACCTACAGGTACAGGTTGCAATCT